CTAACAAGACGCTGAAGAGCTGTGCACAATGCCTCGCAACGTGAGTTGCGGGGCATTGCTCGTGCGGCTGAGCGTCGGACGCTCCACCAGCGGATAGATGTCCACCACCGGCGTGGGCACGGTGCTGGCGGGCACCAGCTGGGAAAAGATGCCGCCCGATACGGTGACTTCGCGAATCGGGGTCGGGCCGAGGGTGATGGCTGTGGCCAGCGGCTTTACACCATGGAAGCGCGCACCGACAGCCGGGGCCGTGCTGAACACCGTGGCTGCCGACGAGGCACTTGGCGCGGAGCGCTGCACCGGGGCGCCCAGGATGTCGAATGGCAGCGGCTTGTTGAGCTCGCAGGTGGCGAGGTTGATGGTGTATTCACCCGAGGAGTCGAACACCACGGCCGTGCTCAGCGTGACCTTGAGCGCGCGCACCTTCACCTCGGTGCCTGCCGGGTTCTTGAGCACGATGGACTCGCCAGCAGCCGGGAAGCTGGTGCCGGGCGCCACGTTGTACAGCTGCAGCAGAGACACACCGGCGTAGTGCGTGTCCTGCACACGGCACAGCAGGCGCGGACCCTTGACCATGGTGGACTCGACCAGCGCCACCGCGGCGGTGCGCTCATCGAACCAGCCATCGGTCTCGAACAGCGTCACGTCCACGGCCGGGTCTTCGGGTGGGTCCAGCACCACGAAGCCCGAGCCCAGCAGCATGTCCTGGTCGTCTGTGAGCACCTTGCCGAACACCTTGCGCAGGTGGAAGGCGCCGCCGGCCCGGTTGTCGTCGGACACGTCCGGTAAGATGTTGTTGGACACACCGTCCACCACAGGCGTGCCGGTGGCACCGCCACCGCCCTCGGGCACGTCGGCCATGACGGCCGACTTGAGGATTACCAGGTCGTCGGACTGAATGGGCATGGCGGCTTACTCGGCAGGCGTTTCGGGGGTGGTGTCGTCAGCGGGCGGCGCGGTGGGCGCGGGCTGACGCGCGGCAGCGAAGCCGGACAGCGTGGTGTTGTGGCCGGCGGTCACACCGCCCAGGGTGGCGCCGCTGCCGGCCGCAAAGCCATCGGCCTGCGCGCCGCGCACGGTGCTCAGCACGTAGCGGTTCTGGCTGTTGGTCTGCTCGATCTGCCACTTCTGGAAGCTCAGGCCCTTGCTGAACATGACGACGGGCACCACGCGGTCGAACAGCTGAATACCTTTGTTCCAGCCGCTGTTGCGCTCGGCCATCTCTTCGCGCCGCAGCGCGACTTCGTCGGCCTGGGCCTGCGCCTGCAAGATGGTTTGCGTTGTGCTGCCGGCCGGGGCAGCCTTGGCGGTGTTGGCCTGACCCATGATGTACCCCTTGACAAATTCACTGCCGGACTCGGAAGCGAACTTGAGCCGCGCCATCAACTCGGTGCGCTCCAGTTCCAGCTCGGCCTTGCGGACTTCCAGCATCAGGTCGATGGTGGTCTTGGTGACCACGGGCGCCGGATCAGGCTTGGCCGGCGCGGTGGTGCAGGCGGACAGCGCCAGGGCCATGACGACCAGCAGCGCGAGCTTGTGGAACAGGTGTTTCATTTCAGGGTCTCCAGTTGATTGAGGACGGGCGGGTGGGCAGCGATTTCGCGGTCGAGATCCGTGGTGCCCCATCGCGGCGGCGGGGCCGTGACGGGTGGCAGTCCGGGCGCAGGGACGACCGAAGGCGCGACGGGCCGCAGCGCAGCGCGCGGAGCCGATGGCCGCACCGGCACAGGGACCGGCTCGGGCTCGTCCTCCAGCAGCTCCTCTTCCGGCTGCTCGGCTTTGAGGGCGGCCACATCGGCCTGCAGCTGGTCGATGGCGGCGGCCTGGCGGCTCCAGCCCCAGGCGCCCAGGAAGCAGGCGGCCAGCAGGACCGCGCACAGCGCATAGAGAGGCCACGGGCGGGCGGTGCCGGCGATGGTGTTGGTGGTGTTCATGGCGGGTCAGAGGATCAGGAAGCGCAGGGTGATGGCGTACTGGTCGCCGTCTTCGGGGTCGCTGTAGGGGACGATGGGCTCGGCTTCGATCGCGTTGGCGGCCTGGTCAAAGATCACCGTCCACGACGTGCCGTTGCGCAGCAGGGTGAGCTGCAGCTCGGTCTGGGCGGCCCAGGCGTTCAGGGTGTTGAGCAGGCTGCGCAGCGCCCAGCCGTAGGTGGCATCTCCCTTGAGCGTCATGGGGCGGCCGGCCTGTTTGGACCACTGGTCCACCACCAGCGCGCCGGTGCCGGTGTACTGGGTGGTCTGCTCCACCTGGCGCCAGACGAACTCGTTGTCCCAGATCAGGTCGGGCGGCAGGGTGACGGCCAGGGGCGTGCCGCCCACGCCAGCGGTGGGGTGTGTGAGGGTGATGGCCATGTGGGTCAGCCGCGGGCAGAGAGGCCCGCGCGTTTGAGGGTGCGTACCAGGTTGGCTGCGCCCTGCTCGTCGGTGTTGACTTCCGAGGTGGTGCCGTCGGCGTTCTTCAGCTCCAGAGTGACCTTGCGGCCCACGGTCTGGGCGCCTTGCGCGCCAGATCCGCCGGTGAGCCGTGCGATGGCTTGCTCGAACTGCACGCGGGCAGCGGCGCGGCGACGGTCGTCGGCCAGCGCTTCGAGGCTTGAGTCGCCAGGGCCCAGTGTGTCGAACAGGGCCTGGTTGTTCTTGAGCACGCGCACCACGTTCTGCAGATCGCCCACGTCGCCCTCGCCCAGCGTGCCCTGCTGCAGCTTGGCCAGGAGGGAGAAATACAGGGTCTCGTCGCTGGCTGTCTGGCCCTTGAGGCGCTCCTCGCGGGTGGGCGGCACGATGCTGCCACCTTCCGGGCGCCCGTACTTGTTGTCGCCCAGCGGGCTGCCGTAGCGGTCGTCGGCCGCTGCCGAGGCCTGCTCGCGCATGGCCTGGGTGGCGTTGCGGGTTTCGGCAGCCAGGCGGCGCTGCTTGCCCGAGAGGTTGTCCAGCGAGCCGCCCAGGCCGTCTGCGGCGCTGCTGCCGTTGCGGAACTGCTCCAGCTGCCGGCGCATCAGCTCGGTGGCCTGGCCGGTGGCGTCGGCTTCGGCCAGGCGCGCACGGGCCAGCTTGATGGAGCTTTCCAGCTCGGCCTGCTTGACAAGGTCGACGTTCTTGCTGGCGGCCATCTCGGCCAGCTTGGCCTGGGCGACGGCGATGGAGCCTTCGGCCTCGGCGCGGCTGACGGCCACCTTGGCCTCGGCGATCTGGATCTCGATCTCGTACTGGCGGATACGAGCCTGACGCACCCCGTACTCGTTGCCCAGGAAGCGGGCCATGTCCTCGCTCTGCTGGGCCAGCTGCAACTGCACGCGCAGGTTGGCTTCGGCGGCCTGCGCGTCGCCAAGCTTGGCGATGCGCGCAGCCTCGAAGGCCTCCACCTGGTCGACGCTGCTGATGCGGATCTTGCCGCTGGCCACTTCGGCTGCCGTGCCGATCGACGCGATCGCGTCTGCGGCCTTGCCGGCAGCGGTCTCAACCGGGCCCGGGGCCTGCTCGGCGTCCTCCCACATCTGCTCGACCACTGCCTTGGTTTCGTTGATGCGGGCCTTGAAGCGCTCGGTGGCGGCTTCGATGGTGTCGTCGGTGAAGATCGCGGCGGCGCTTTCCTTGAGCAGCCGCAACACCTCGATGTTGCCCTGCACGAAGGCCACAGTGGCCACGCCGAGCTGGCGCGCGGCGGCGCTGTTCTCGCGCAGCATCTCGCCGATCTGGTAGCCCACCTCGAACCCCGTGAAGGCCACGGCAATCTGCAGCGTCTTGGGCAGGGCCGACATCTGCAGGGCCAGCAGGCTGGTGGCGGTGCGCGCGGCGGCGGCTTCGACGATGTAGGCGCGCAGCGCGCCCGCTGCCTGCACCGCGATGGCGGCGGCGAACACGGCGCCGGCACGGGTGGCGAGGCCTGCGATCTCGTCCAGGTTCTCGCCCACGGCGTTGATGGCCGCGGCGGCGGCCTGGCTGGCACCGGTGGCCTGGTCCACGTTGCCGATGTACGTGGTCCAGTTCGTGTTCAGGTTCTGCAGCGCCCGGCCGATGGTGGGCGGCAGCTTGCTGAACTCGTCGGCCACGGCCTGGGCCTGCCCCTGCAGCGCGGTGAGCACCACCTCGCTGGTGAGGCGCCCTTCCTGCGCCATCTTGCGCAGCTCGCCCGTGGTGACGCCCAGGCCATCGGCCAGCGCCTTGGCCAGGCGCGGCGCCTGCTCCATGACGCTGTTGAACTCCTCGCCGCGAAGCACCCCGCCCTGCAGGCCCTGGATGAGCTGGGTGATGGCAGCATCGGCCGCCTGGGCTGAGCCGCCAGAGACTTGGATGGCCTTGTTGATGGTCTCGGTGAGCTGCAGGGCCTGCTGCTGGCTGAGACCCACTTCCTTGCCCGCCCGGTAGACGCGTGTGAAAAGGTCGGCGGTGGTTTCCAGCGCGCTGCCGGTGTCGAGCGCGATCTGGCGCACGGCCTCGAACGCAGCCTCCAGCGCCGGGCCGTCGCCGGTGACGAGCGAGATCCGCGCGCGCAGGCTGTTGAACTGGTCAGCCACGGCGCCCACGTCGCGGGCCATGCTGGTGAGGAAGGTGCCACCGACCGCCGTGAGCGCGATGGTCTGGATCGAGCGCAGGGTGTCGCCGACGCCGCTGAGGCTGGCACGCACGGCCTGGGCGCTCTGGGTCTGCTTGAGGCCAGCGGCTGCGGCGGCGTTGCCAGCGGCGGTGTAGGCCGGGGCCAGCTTCGCCACCTCGTCGCGGGCCTGGGCGATGGCGGCGCGGGTGCTGCGCTCGCTGGCGGCCACCTGGTCGCTGGCCACGCCGTAGGTGCGCAGGGTGGCGCGGCTGTTGTCCAGCGCGCGGGTCTTGTCCTGCAGCTCGGTCTTGGCGCTGCGCACGGCGTCGCGCAGCTTCTCCATCTGGCCGGCCTGGGCGCGCGTGGGGGCGCCGCTGGCGGCCATGGCCTGGCCGAGCTGCTGGGCAGCGCTCTGGGCCTCGCGCAGGCGGTCGGCGGCGCTGCCGGCTTCGCTCTTGAGCTTGACGAAGTTGTCAATGGCGCCCTGCTTGGCGCCCAGCTCGCGCAAGGCCTGGGCGCTGGCCAGCGCCTGGATCTTGAGGTCGCCCTCCAGCGTGTCGGCCAGGCCTTCGAGCTGGCGCGCGAGGGCCGCGACATCTTGCTCGCCGGATACGGCGGCTTCGAGGTCGTAGCGGATGCGCTGGTTGGTGGTGGCCATGGGTGAGGGCTTGGGAGTGGGCGCGGGTCAGAGGGCTCTTTTCGTGGGGGCCTGCCTTCAACGTGGGTCAGGGCACCCCATGAAAAAAGCCCGCCGGGTGGCGGGCTTTCTGTCAGTAGAAGCCGGTGGGCATATCACTCTCCGCTGCGCTGCGGGAAGCGGATCTCGTAGCCCTCGGTCTGACCCGCGGGCGTGACGATCTCGCCGGTCAGCTCGATGGCGGTGAAGTCGGCCGACAGGAAGTCGAAGCCAGTGCCGGTGCCGAGCACGCACTCGTGCACGTCGGCCTCCACCACTTCGCCGTTGACCAGGTTCTGGCCGTCGAAGCGGGCCTGCGCGCGCACTTGGGTGACACGACCGCCCAGGATCTTCTTGCCGTCGACGGCGTTGTAGGTGCCAGTGACTTCGATGCCAGCCGCTTCGGCCGGGCTGCCTGCCACGTCCAGGAAGCGGATCTCGCCACGCTGCCAGTTGACTTCGTAGTGCTGGCCGCGGACGTAGGTGACTGTGCCCCCGGTGTTGGTGACCACGAAGCCGGCGTCGGACACGTTGCGCTTGCCCAGCGACTGCCACACGCCGTGAGTGCCCACGGTGAAGGCTTGGTCGGTCCAGGTGCCGGATGCCTGCGTCAGCGCCTGCACGAGGCCCTGGAACTGCATGGCGAAGGCGGCGACCGAGGAGGCCGACAGCGCGATGTTGATCTGGGTGGGCTGGGGGATGACGACCGAGGCGCGGGCCTGGCCGTAGTCCAGGTGCGAGCGGGACTGGCTGGTCTTCTTCTCGGACTGGGGGACGATCTCGAACTTGTCGGCATCGAGCGGAGCGCCGAAACCGGCGTAGGCCTGCGCGACCGTGTCCCAGAGATTCAGGGAGACGAGGCCGCCGGCCAGAATGGCGCGGGCAGTGGTTGCCATGATGGGGTTCCTTTTGAGTGGGGGTTCAGGTGGACTGGAGCTCGAAAGCCGGCTGGCGGTACGTCACCTCGTAGCCGCTGAGGACCAGCGCGCCCTCGACGGGCTGGAAGTCCTCGACGTAGGACGTGACGTCTGCTTCCTGTGCCATCACTTCCTTGACACCGGTGATGGCGTTCAGGGTGGGCATGAGGCTCTTGAGCAGCCCACCCACAACGGCATGCATGGCATCCGCGTCGCGGTCGCTCTGCAGGGTGTGGGCCATGCTGGCCACGACCAGGGTGAAGCGGCGCTGCTCGTCGTTGCCGACGCGCTTGAGCAGGCTGTCGCCGTTCCAGCGCACCGCCAGCACGTAGTCACCCCGCTTGAGGGTGACGGCGCTGGTGGGGTTGCGGCGAACGGGCACGGCCTGCAGCTCGGGTGCGGTCTCCAGCGCGGTGGCGACCGCGTCAAAGATGCGCCAGCGGGCGCTGTTCCCTTGATCGAAGGTGGGCATGGTGGTGGGCGGCTCAGGCCGGCACGAGGTAATTCTGGCTTTCGGCGCCGTCGTTGATGAGGCGCGGAGCGCGGAGCACCCGCCATGTCGCAGTGCCGTCGCTGACCTCGTCGCCCTCGGCCAGCGCGATGGCGGCCGTGGCGTACTGGATCAGGCGGACGGTGCCGACGGCGTAGCCCTGCAGCACTTCTTCGTCCTCCTGGCCCATGTGGGCGCGGAAGGTCTGCACCGGGGAGGAGCCGACGAGCGTGAACTCGACAGCGCCGTCATCGGCATCGAAGAAGACTTCGGACAGGTCGTCGTCACCGAACATGGTGGGTGCCTCGGCGGTCAGGTGGGCTCACCGGCCGGAGCCGGGGCGGGCGCGGGGGCAGGCGACTCGACCGGCGCAGGCGCGGGGGCCGGGGCCTTGTCGGCCCTGGCTTCCTTGTGCGGCTCGATCGCGCCCGCAGCCAGCAGCGGTGCGGCTTCCTTGGCGCTGAGTTCCAGCACCTCGCCCGCGAACACGCGCTTTTTGGCGTCGAGCTTGACGCGCATGGTGGCGATGAACTTGGGCATGGTCAGGCCACCGCGGTCTTGAAGATGAAACCGGCCGAGGCGCCGGCCAGCACCGCCTTGCGCGCGTCCGCCACCGGGTTGACCCAGCTGTTGGCGTTGCGGTCTTCGTAGCCCTCTTCCACCACCGGACGGTCCTGCAGCTGGTAGGTGTAGCCGTAGCTCGGGCTGCCCATCTCGGCCAGGCTGGCGGGGGTGGTGTAGGCCAGGATGGCGTCCTTGCCCCACACGTCCTGGAACTGCGTGCCGTCGTGGTACACCGCACCACCTTCCGCAATCTGTTCCAGCTCAAACAGCGCCAGCAGCTGTGCAATGCTGGCCGGCGGCCGATCGTTGGTGTTGCTGAGGCGCGCGAGGATCTTCGGGTGGTTGCGCAGAGCGGTCAGCACCTTGGGGCCGACGGTCAGCACGTTCGGGCGCTCACCGATCTGCTGGCGGATGGCTTCCTTGGCGTCCAGGATGTCGGCGATCGGGTCGCTGTCGACGTGGGACCACTGAGCGGTGCTGGTCAGGGTTTCCTTGTTGTTGGAGCCGTACAGCGCGTCATTGCGAGCCAGGTCGGCGGCTTGCTTCTCGCGCTCCAGCGCCATGACGTTCTGCACCTTGCGGACAGACATGGCCACCACATCGATGCCAGGCACCGCACCAGCTTCTTCCTGGATCTCCCAGGGGGTCAGCGCCTCCAGACGGTAGTCGACCAGGGAGTAGTTGCCGCTGGCGTAGCCGAACTGAACGCGCTTGGTGTTGGTGCCAGGGGCGCGCACGGTGCTGACCAGCTTGAAGTCGTCCGGACCGAAGCTGATGATATTGCCGGCGCGCTGCGTCACGTCGACCAGCGGAAACAGGATGTTGGCGATGGCAGCCTTCGGGCTGCGGTAGCCGCGGGCGATCTCGGTGAGGATCGGATCGACGGCGCGGGCCTGACCGGGGGTCATTTGGTTCATGTTGGGTACTCCGTTTCAGTGGATGGGGTGGGGTCAGGCGGCGGTGACGAGCACGCCGGACGAGGGCACCAGCAGCACTTCGACCAGCTGGTCGGGGGCGGTGGCGGCTTCCATGGAGCGAGCCACGGCGTGCTTGTCGCCGTCGCCGTCGTGGGCGATCAGCTTGCCGTCGGTGCCGACCATCAGAGGCACGTCCTTGGCGAAGGTGGCGCCGGCCTGCACGGTGGCGGTGCCCTGCACATCGACCGGGGTCGGGTCGCCGATGGCGGCGTCGCTGCGGGTGATGCCGAAGGCCAGGCCGCCGGCCGCGGGATAGGCGCCGGCCTGGTTGACGGCGCGCGCGTTGGTCAGCACACCGGTGGCGATGACGGTGAGCGTCAGCGTGGAGATGGAGGGATTCATGTCTTGGACTCCTGGGGGTGATGGGGTGGGTGGATCAGGCGAAGCCCAGCTTCTTCATCGCGGTGATGAAGTCGACCTTGTGCTCGGCGGCGAAGGCCTTCGCCTCGGCGGCCTGCTCGGCCTTGGTCTTGGGCTTGTCGCTCGGAGCGGCGCTGGTCTTGGCCGGTTCGGGGGCGTCGGTCTCGACGAAGGCTTTGCCGGCGGCTTCCTGGGCGGCGCGCTCGGCGGCCAGCACGGCCATGGCGGCTTCGGGGCCGGTGGTCTTGCCGTCGGCGGCCAGGCGCTCGATCAGGGCTTCGTGGCCCTTCATCGACTGGGCGCGCACAGCGGCGACGCGGTCCTGTTCGGCCTTGGCGCCGGCAGCGCGGGCGTCGGCCTGGATGGTGGCGAGCAGGTCGGGGTGCTGCTCCGCCAGGGTCTTGAGATCCATGGTGGTTTCCTTGGTGGTTGGGGTTGCGGGAGGGGTGAGCAGCACCGGCTCGGTGGGGGAAGTGCCATCGGCCCGCGCACCGGCGGGCTTTTTGGCGGGGGCGGACGCCGCCACCTGGGCCTTGCGGCGGGTGGCGAACTCTGCGGGGTTGGCGGCCATGCGTTCGGCCACCTGGTCGACGGTCATGAAGCCGTCGAGCAGGCCGGCGTCGACGGCCTGCTGGCCGATGAACACGCGGCCGTCGGCCATGTGTTCGAGCACGGCCTCGGCGGACACGCCACGGTGCTGGGCCACTGCGTCGACGAACACGCCATAGATGTGGTCGACCATCTGCTGCAGGTAGGCGGTGGCCTCCTCGTCCAGCGGCTTGGCGGTGGTGGCCATTCGCTTGTAGCGGCCGGCGGTGATCTCGGTGGTCTGCGCTCCGCTCGCGTTGGGCGTGTAGTTGTGGGTCATCACCACGCCGATGGAGCCCACCTGCACAGTGGTGCCGCTGCCGAACACGGCATTGGCCGCGCTGCCCAGCCAGTAGGCGCCCGAGGCCATGACGCCGTCGGTGACGGTGACGATGGGCTTGACGGCGGCCAGCTCGCGAATGGTGTCCGCCAGCTCGGGCACGCCCAGGGCGCTGCCGCCGCCGCTGTCGACCTGGAGGATCAGGCCGCGCACGCGCGGATCTGCAATCGCGCTTTCCACCTGCTTGGTGAGCAGCTGGGTGCTGGCGCCGCCGCTCACGCGCATGAACAGGTTGGCCTTGGGCGCGAGGACGCCTTCGACGCTGAGCACCGCCACCCCGCCCTCGCGGATGCGGTATTCCTGCTGTTCGCTGGCCAGGGGGCGGCCGAGGCGGGCTTCGATGGCGGGGATGTCGATCTTTTCGCCGCGCAGGTGCGTGTCGTAGATCGACTGGATTTCGAGCAGGCGCTCGGGCTGGATGGCCCAGGCGCTGCGCAGCAGGTCAAGCAGCGTCATCGTCGGTTTCCTCGGGTTCGGGTTGGGCGCCGCTGGCGGGTTGCGGCTGCGGCGCTGCTGCGCCGGCCTTGGGCACGGGTAGCAGGCCTTTTTTGGCCAGGCGCTGGTGCTCGGCCCACTTCTGGTCGAAGGTGGCGTTCCAGTCGGTGCCGCCCAGCTCCCACTCGGCGCGCTCGCGGGTCATGAGGCGGGCGTCGATGGCGGCGGTGTAGGCGGCCACCTCGTCCTTGGGGTTGATGGAGCCCATGCTGTCGCCTGGCCAGGCGGCGCGGGTGTAGGCCCAGCGCAGCAGCGGGTCCGAGAAAAAGCCGGGCGCCTTTACGCGGCCGATGTACACGGCTTCGGCCAGCCAGGTCTCGAAGATGGGCTGGCAGAAGCTGAGCGCGGCCCAGGCACGCTCGCTGCGGAAGTGCACCCAGGCGTCGAGCAGCGCGGCCTTGCTGGCGCTGTAGCTGGCATTGAACTGCTTGAGCAGCACTTCGCGCGGGATGCCCAGGCCCATGCCGATGAGGCCGATGAGGCCGTGAATGAACTCGACGGCGTTGACGTTGGGGCGCTTGGGATCTGCGAAGACGGCTCTCTCACCCTTGGCCAGGCCAGCGACGGCCGCGGGCCCGAGGGCAATCTCGTCGGCCGGTTGTGGGCCGGACCCGGTGGCAGTGCTGTTGCCGACACCAAATACGGGCGATGGATTGCCGTTCTCGGTCTCGATGATCAGCGTGAAGAAGCTGTTGATCACCGCGGCCTCGACTTCGGCGTCGGTGAAGCGCCCGATCTGCTTGATCAGGTCCACCACGGGCGCCAGGTACGGCACGCCGCGCGGCTGGCCGGGGCGGCGCTTTTTGTAGTGGTGCAGCAGGCGGATACGCCCGCTGGCTCCCTGGAAGTCGACCCACTCGCCAGCGTGCACATCGGTGCTCTTGGCGGTGTAGCCGGCGCCGGGGTGGCGGTCGAGGATGTGGGCGGCGATCGGCCGACCACCGGGGCCGAACTTGATGCCGCCGGCCACCTCGTCGCTGTCCATCACGCCCTTGGGGTTGCCCACGCGGTCGGCTTCGATAAGCTGGAAGCGCAGCGCGTATGGCCGCATGCGGGTGCGCTCGGCGTTGGGCAGCAGGGTGAAGATGTCGCCGCTTTCCTTCGTGCCGCGCACCGCTGTGCCCTGCGCCTGGTAGAAGGTTTCTTCGCCGGTCAGGTCGCAGGCCTGTGGGTCGTCGCCCCACATGCTGAACTCGGCCTGCACCTGCGCCTTCCACTCCTCGGCCTGGTCGGCCGACCAGCCGAACACCTGGCGCGCGGGCGAGGCGACGAAGGCCAGGCCGGTGCCGATGATGCGGTCCACGCTGGTGTTGATGGCGCCGGCGGCGATGGGGTTGGTGCGGGCCAGCTCGCGGCTTGCGGCGCGCTGGGTGCCGAGATGGGGCAGCGTGTCGCGCGCGGCGCTTCGGGCGAAGGGGTTCCACCAGCGGGAGCCGGCGCCGCTGCCGCTGGTGCCGCCGCCTGCGCCGGGTGAGCCAGCCGAGGCCATGGCTTCCAGGGCATTGACCTGGGCGCGGGCCTTGACGCGATCGGCCACGCGCTGAGGGTCGAAGGGCAGCAGGGCCTTGTCGATGAGGTTCATCATGGACGGCTGGCCTTAACCCGCGGGGCGCAGGTAGCGGATGCGGCGGGCGCCTCGGGTGGCCGGGTTGTCGGGGTGCTTGTCGATCTGCAGCTCCAGCGCCGAAATCTGCGTCTGCACGTCGACCAGGTCGGCGCGTCGGTTTCGGCGGGCGGCACCGCCCTGCCCCACGGCGTATTCCTGGCTCTTGAGGATGCGGGACTCGGCCGCGCGGTACTCAGCCAGGCGCGTCTGGAGTTCGGCAAGGGTGGGCATGTGGGTGGTCAGCGTGGGCGGCTGAGGATTGCCTGGGCGGCGCGGTTGAACTCGGTCGGGAAGGTCTGCACAGTGAAGCGCTCGGACACGCCGACGAAGTCCAGCCGCTGGCGGTACTTGGGCTGGGTCTTGGTGAAGATCAGCACGGGCTTGATGCCCTTGCCTTCGCGGCGGTAGACGCCGGGTTGCAGGCGGTTCGGGGTTTCGCGGTATTCGCCACCGACGAAGCGACCGGTCAAAGGGGTGACGGCGAAGTAAGGGGCCTTCTTCGCGTTCCTGCGGCTGCGCGCGCTGTTGGTCTTGCGCTGGTAGGGGTCGAAGGCGGTGCGGGTGGCGGTGAGGATGCGCTGCATCTCGCCCCGGCGCAGGTTGCCGAACTCGTCCAGCGGGGCGCCCTGCCCTGGCATGGCACGCCAGCCGGTGGGCAGCAGCCCGGCGTAGCGCATGGCGCGTTCGAAGCGCTTTTCGTTGCGGGCGCCACCGGCCACGCTGGGGAACAGGTAGTCCTCGGGCCGGGTGCCGTTGTTTGTGGCGTCGGTCTTGACCCAGACGCTGGCGGCCAGCTTGTCCTTGGTGGCCGGCTTCACGCGCAGGCTGTTCAGGGTGTAGCGGTTCGGCCGGTCGAACACACGCTGCATCTCGCCCGGCAGCACCGTCTTGGCCAGGGCCTGGGCGGTGCGCGTGAGCGCGGTCGAGGCGGCGTAAGGCATCACGCGCGCAGGCACATCCCGGAAGCTCTGGATCATGTCGGCGATCCGGCCGCTGCGGGCCGAGAGCTTGATGTCGAGCATTTGATGGGGTGGGTCTGGTGCGGTTCGCAGTGGCCATGAAGAAGGCCCCAGAACCTTGCGGTGCTGGGGCCTTCGGGGCGGGCTTGATGCCCTTCGCGGCGCTGCTGCGGTGTATGCGTTACATGGCGGTGCTTGGGTTGACGGACTTTTTAGACGTATCCAAAGTGATGCGAATTTTGGGGGTTTGTGTCACCTGTTGTCACCCGGTTTTTTGTCACCTCTGGAGGTGACAACTCACTTATTGACAACTGCAGAATCAAATGGCAGCAATCCGGTCTCAGATGCATTCGGCTCGCGACTCTTTGAACAAGTCGAATTGTTCATTTGCCATGTCCAAGAGTGCTCCCGTCAGCCTGTTTCCGGCATCCCCTTTCTCGACCATGAAGGTCACGTAGGCATCGATGGTGGTGTCCATGCTGCGCTTCAAGGCCTCTATTCCTGAGTCCAGGCAAGGCGGAACAATTAAGCTGTCGACCTCGCGCCGCAAGCTCTGCATGTTCGCCACCGGGGCAGAAAGTGCAATTCTGGATGTGACTCCTGCGACCCTTCGGGCATCTCCCCATCGCACGGCAATGTCGTCGACCTTGGATAGCGTGCTCGCCATCGCGTCCTTCTCTGCCTGAGCGACAGCAAGTCGACGCTCCAGCTCAGCCTGCTCCGCTTGCTGACGGATCGTCTCCTGGCGTAACCGCTCCGCCTCTACCCGCTCCGCTTCCTCTCGCTTCTTGCGTGCGGTGTACTCGCTGTACTGCCATGACCCGGCAACGATCACAAGCAACACCAACACAATCAGGTAGACGTTTCCATTGCTTCGAGACCGCATAACCCCTCCCCTGCTTGATTACTCGGAGGATTCTGCACGATGCGGCAGTGCCTCGCTAGCCGCCAGGTTGTCGGCCTCGATCTGCTTGGCTGCGATCAGCACGCGCTGGCTGAACGCGCGCAGCAGGCGGTAGAAGTGCTGGCGGCTGATGCCGAGCACGTAGGCCGATTGCTTGACGCTGCTGACCCGCTCACCGTAGTAGAGCCAGAACACCTTCGAGTCCAGCGCGTCCTCGGGCTGGCCCTTGATGGCCAGGTGCAGCGCGGCCATGCTGGTGCTGCACTTGGCGTTCGGCGGTTGCCGGCTGGGGCGGCTGGGGCCGCGCAGCTGGCCGAGGATGCTGCCGACGTTGCTGGGCGGCGCGTAGAACCGGCGGGTGCGGCACCAGGCGGACCACTGCTCGAACAGTTCGTCCATCTGGATGTCGCCTTCCTGCACGTCGACCACGTCGTCGTCAGGCTCGGGGGTGGCGGTGGCAGCGAAGCGCTGGGGTTTCTGGGTCATCGGTTGAGTCCTCGGTTGAGCATGCGGCGGCCCACGGCGGGCGCCTGCAGGGCGGCCATGGGCAGGGGTTGGGGTGCGGGTGGCGTTGCGGGCGCCGGCGGCGCGGCGGGTGGACACGTATCCACCGCCTCGGGTGCGGAGTCGGTCAGGATCTCGCCTGTCTCAGGGTCGGTCAGCTCGATGGGGCGCGGCGGCGGTGGCGGCGGCGCGAACAGGTCGAGGGTGGCGGGGATCAGCTTGGCGCGCAGGGCCCGCCAGTCGAGCTCGCTCCACTTGTGCAGGCCGAGCTTGTGGGCCATGGCCAGGTTGTAGACCGAGAGGTCGGTGGCTTCGTTGCGCACGCCATTCGGTTTGATCCACTTGCGCACGGCGCGGCCGTTGCGGTAGGTGACGACCATGCGCTCGGCCACGAGCTGGTCGAACCAGCCGGGGTCGATGTCCTTCGGGAAGTGCATGGCGCCGGGGCCGTCGGACAGCTTCATGCGGTCGAGCAGAAGGTAGTCCTTGGCCACGTCGGTACCGACCTCCCACAGCTCGACGCCACCCGGGGTCTTGGTGCCCTGCCACTCGATGTCGACCTTCCTGGGTGCGCTGCTGATGACGGGCCGATTGGGCCGGGTAGCACCGTGGATGGCGACGCAGTGCAGGCCCTTGCGGGCGCTGGTGTAGTTGTAGACGTCCTGCGTGTTGCTGCCGCCCGTGTCGACGCCGTAGGCGCTGATCATGATGGCGACGCCGCTGGCGTGCAGCAGCGGGGTGCGGCGGATCTCGTCGATGCGGTTCCAAGGGCTGCCGTGGCTGCCGGGCGGCAGGCTGGGGGCGCCGATCACCTTGTCATAGTCGACGACCCAGTGTTCCATGCCGGGTCCCCAGGCCTCGATCTGGTATTCGAGGCGATCACCCTGGGTGTCGACCGACATGGTGACCACCAGAGCGCGGTCTGGGATGACGCGCATCGGGTACGGCTCGGCGCGGGCGCTCAGCTGGTCGGCGGTGCTGGTGGCTTCGCTGTTGTCGTAGCTGAGGCCCAGGCGGGTGTTGTAGAACACCTTGATGGCTTCGTGGTCGCCGCGCAGCTGGCGGTCTTTGGCTCGGGCGTGCTGCCTGGCCAGCGACAGCCAGGTGATGGCGCCGATGGGCATGTAGAACGCCGACAGCGTGAAACTGATCGTTTCCCCGTCGCCCTGCGCGGTGGCCACCCAGCGGGCCTGACCGCCGGCGTCCACGTCCGGCAGCATGGTGGTCTTGTGGTGCTCGTCGATCTCGAAACCGCACTCTGGGCAGACGAACCAGGCTCGGTCCATGAATCCGGTGTCGGGATCGCGCGCGTAGTGGAAGTTCTCCAGCACCAGGGCGTGCAGGTGGCCGCAGTGCGGGCACGGCACGTGGTATTCCTCCTGGGTGCCCATGCTGTGCAGCTCGTCGATCTTCGACATGCCCTTCACGCTCGGCGAGGAGGTGTAGAAGAACTTGGCGTCGTTGGCGTACTGGGTGGCGCGGGCCTCGGCCAGCTCGACCGGGTCGCCTTCCTCGTCGACGTTTAGCTCCAGGCGGTCGATCTCGTCGACGTAGATGTAGGGCGCCGAGACCTCGGCCAGGTTGGCCGCCGAGCCGGCCGTGTTCATGTAGAGGGTGGCGTCGCCCAGGAAGTCCTTGGCCTGCACCGTATTGCGGCTGTCGCGGCTCTTGGCAGCGCTGACGCGCTCGCGCAGCTCGGGCACGTTGCGGATCATGGTCGACACCCGGGCGCTGAACCGCTTGACCAGGGTGTCGGTGGGCTCCAGCGCCAGGATGTTGCGCGGCCGGCGGTGGATCAGGGCTCCGATCCAGTTGAGCGCGGTCTGCGTCTTGAACATCTGCGAGGCCACGCGGGCCACGACGCGCTTGCACGGATGACCGGGTGAGAGCACCTGGTGGACACGGCGGGCCGGGTAGGAGCGGTCGAAGCTGAACGGGCCCGGGGCGGGCCCTGACTTCGGCAGGATCATGAACTCCTCGGCCCACTGGTCGACACGCAGCTCGGGGTCCGGGCGCGCGCCTTCCATGGCGGCCTGCAGCACAACCAGGTAGCCGTCGGCCATGTTGCTCAAGTCGGGATCTCCTCGGCCGGGTAGCCGTCAAGGTGCGGCAGGCGGCGCTGCATGTCGGCCTCCCAGTCGGCGAAGGCGCGGCGCTGCTCCTCATCGATGACGCGCTCGATCTCGCGGGCGTCGGCCAGGCCGATGCACCTGGGTGCAGCGCGCTGGCCAACCGCCATGGCGCGATCGCGCAGCGCGCGGAAGGCATCGAAAACGGCGCGGTCGACTTTCTTGCGCTCGACCAGCAGGCCCTCGGCCTGGGCGTTCTCACGGCGGATGCGGCGCAGCGTCTCGGCCTCGGTCTGAGCCCGGAAGTCGGTGTAAGCCGCTTTCGCCCCGCCCTGGTCGCCGGATTCGGGGCCGCTGGGCGTTTTTTCTGGGTCGGCGCCACCATCCCCCTGGCCACCGGCCGCCGGCGTCACGGCGCGCACGCTGTCGGCCCGCGCGCGGGTGTTCTTCGCCCACTGGATGTCCGCCACTTCTGGGTCGATCCAAGGGCGGCCCTTGTCGTCCAGGTTCGAGGTGATCCGTTCTTCCTTGATCGCCTTGGCCACGGCCGACGGCGCACAGCCGCGGTGCCGCGCGTACTCACGGATGCCCATGCGCTGGACCTTAGCCACGGTGAACGCCCCCCGCCAGGGCCACAGCGGCCGGTGAACGCAGCGAAAACGCCAGTGAACGGGCCGGGTGTTCGCCTGTCCGTTCACTTTTCCCACGGCCAGCCACTGGCGCGCGCGCGGGGGCCGAATTACCCCCGTGGATTTCTGCTGTGGGAGTACCTACTGGGGGGTGGGCGACCTCGAACGAAAACAGCAGCGCCACCACAGCCGCGGCTGGTAGCGCGGGGACCATCGAGGCGACCTGGTGCTGGTTGGTGGTCGTGCGGCTCATCTGTTCTTCTTCCTTTTCCTGAAAATGAAAGTGGAGTTACGCGGTTGCGCGCGCGCGTAACCGTGAAACCCGCAGCCCGCCTAGCGAGTTACGCGGTTGCGCGGTTACACCCACTCGCGCACCCACATGCACGCCCGCATGCGCACACGCCCGCACGCCTGCACGCATACACATGTGAGAGGCCCGCGTAACCGCGTAACCGCGTAACTCCCCGCGTCGTTGCTGGCTTTTCGAGTTACACCCCGGCGTAACCGCGTAACCTGAGATGCGCATCGGGCTCATTCATCACCCCCGTCTTCGGCTTTTTTCTCAGGGGAGCGGGGCTCCCCCTTCCACATGTAGGCATTCAGAGCCTTGTCGAAGGCCTCGACCGCCGACGTGGCCCACTCGCCCTGGGTGATGCCATTGGGTATGTCGGGCTCACAGACCAGGAACATGCGCTGCGCCTTCTTGGCCCCTTCGCTGTCGAGCTTCATCACCTTCACCCTGCACGGGTTGTCCGGGTTCAGGTGCTCGCTGAAACGGATCACAGTCGGCGTCCACTGCTCACGCTTGAACGGATACCGCTCACCCGTTCGGACGCACCATTTCAGGTAAGCCCGGTAAGCCTGCTCGACGCTGCAACTGTTGAATGGCAGATCGATCTCGCCCTCGGACCACTCGGCCAGGAACTGCTCAGGGCTCTTGCGGTTGATCGTGATCAGCGCCCGCTTGGCCTCGGTGTAGGGCGCCGGGGCGAACGGCTCGAAGTCGTCCAGCGGGTAGTTCATCAGGTAGTGCATGAACGCGGCAGGCCCGCCCTGCTCTCGCCACTTGCCCAGGCGCCGGTAGTAGTCCGGCTCCCTGGCCCTGGGCGTGTAGACCACCAGGTAGCGGCGGTCGCTGTTGTCCAGCGCCAGCGGCTGCAGCTCGTTGGACAGGAAGACGATGTTGATGTGGTTCGACTCCTCGCGCCTGGGCAGGTTCTTCGGATTGATCTGCACCGTGGGCGACGTGATCAGCGCCTTGAGCCGGTTCTTGTTGTGCACCAGCTCGGCCCGGCTGGACACCTCGTCACCCACCACGAACAGCTTGCACGAGCGCCAGTCGTTGAACTTGTCTTCCAGCTCGTCCTGGCCCACCAGCGCGCCGTACTTGCCATAGATAGACACCATCGTGTCGAACAGGAAGTTCTTACCCGCGCCCTCGTCGCCGTGCATGATCACCGACGTGCGCAGCTTCGCGCCCGGGTTCTGCAGCGGATACGCCAGCCAGCACAGCAGCCAGTGCATCACCTGGTCGCACTCGTCCGCGTTGTCGCTGGCCCGGCTGGTGAGGAAGCGGATCAGCTCCAGCATCGGCGCCACGTCACCCTCGACCGGCTCCATGGCCAGGCCGTCGAACAGGTTCACCGTGGTCTCAGGGTCAGCCTGCATGGTCGGGTCGAACACCACATCCTGCTGGCGCACCGTGCGCCGGCGCTCGCTGCCCTTCCACAGCCGCACCATGTCGCTGCCGTGTGCGTGGCCCATGTTGGCGATCTTCATGATCAGGCGCTCAGAGCCATCCCACACAGTGTCGGTGCCGTAGATCAGGACGAAGTTCTCCACCAGGTGGTTGAACTTGCCCCAGTCGATGGTCTTCTCGGGCTTGGCGGCCTTGCCTGCAGGCTTGCTGGGCGCAGATTCGTCGCCCGGGGACTCTCCCCTATCCCCCGATTTCAGCGCATGCGCTTTTTCTTGGGGAGGGGGGGCCGATGTGTGATCAGGCGACGATGCGCCCTCCTCAACCGCACGCCGAAGCGCAGCCGCTTCCTGCAGCGAAACCACCTTGCTCGACGAGAGAGAGTCATCCAGCGGCGCTGACGCGCCGTGGGCCGGTGGCGTCGACGACGATGCCGCACCAGCGGCATCGAGCGGCTGCGCCGCTGGGTCGCCGCTTGGTGTCGGCGTGTTGTTCTGGTCAACCATACATCCGTCCCATGTCCCTGATCAGCCCGCCCAGCTGGCGCCGAACCACGTGCAGGCCCTCGCGCTGGCGCAGGTCGTCAAAGTCCGTTTCCTTGTCGCCCCGATCGGGCACCGTGAACACCGGCCACACCAGGTCGCAGCCCGGCACGTCGCGCGCCACCTGCTTGGCCGTGGTGCGGCCCGGGTTGTTCAGGCGGCCCGTGCGGCGGTCGAAGGTCTTCCAGTCGTCGTCGGCGCAGATCAGCAGACGCTTGTTCGGGTACAGCGCGCGCACCAGCGGCACCACGTGCACCAGGTTGCCCGCGTCCCACGCCACAAACACCGGGAACACGAAGTCCACCCCCATGCGAATCGAGAGACCGGTGGCGTAGCCCTCACACACCAGCACCAGCGGCGTGTCGTCAGACACATCGCCCAGGCGCAGCGCACAGCCCGGTTTCTCGAAGCCCTTGAGGTACACCTTCGCGCCGTCAGGCTTGATGAACTGCAACGCGCGCAGCGCCTCGGCGCGGGGGAAGTCATACCGGATCAGCGGCAGCACCAGCGTGCCCTCGGGCAGGCGCACCACCGTGTCATCCTCGCCCGGCTGGTCCGCTGGCCAGCGCAGAGCCATCGGGCTCGCCACGAACCGGCAGGCCTCGCCCTGCAGGCCCTTGCGCTCCAGGTACGGCGAACGACCGTCCGGCACCGCCTTGCGCCAGATCTCCACGGCGCTCGCGCGGGCCAGCTCGATCTCCTCCCGCCGGCGCGACGCCTGGGCCTCGATCTGTGCCTGCCGTTGTGCGCGCTGGCGCTCGCGCTCAGCCTCGCTCAGCGGCGCCCAGTCGACCTCGACCTTCTGAAACGAACCCCCGTGGCGGTACGTGCCGAAGCCGCCCACCAGGTACACCTTGTTGTCCCGCGTGAACTCGTACAGCTTGTACCAGTCCTTGCCACCCTTGCCGCACGTCACCCGCTTGGCCAGGCGCTTGGGGAAGCCGGCGTCCTTCTTCTGCAGCTCAATGCCGAAGGCGGCCATCTGCCGCAGCACCTGGTCGTGGTTCTCCCAGGACGACATCAGGTCGCGTCCCTCAGCGGCGGGCGGTTGATGATCGCGTGCATCTGCTCCAGCCGGCCCGCCATGCTGGTGAGCGCCTGGGTGGCCTGCAGGAAGTCGCGCTGCAGCGCCGCCATCTCCTCCGCAGGCTCCATCGGCACCGGCCGCGCGTAGCCCAGGTCGCCCATCAGCCACTCAGCAGCCGCGTGGAAACCCGCCTGGCGCGCCTTGCGCATCAACAGCACCATCTGCTCGGGGGACAGCCGTGCAGGCCGGTCAGGGTTCAGGCAGTCCAGCAGCGCCCGCTGCGCCGCGTCAGGCGCCTTCTCAGGCCAGAGCATCGCGCCCACCTGCTTCGACCCGCCCAGGGCCTTCACCACCTCAATCAGCGCATCGTTGATCGACTCCATGACTACCCTTTCCGAACCGTTCCGAAAGATTCGGAAGCGTTCGCAATGACCGCGCGGGCCAAAAAAAAGAGACTGGAGGCATGAACAACACGCCCACCAGCCGCACCGATGAAAACCCCGCCGAGCGCGCACCAGGCTGTGGTCAGGGAGGAAAACCTACCCAATGCGCGCCCACCGCTGAAAGCGGCCACGAGGCGGGAAAACGGGGCGGGCTGGCCCTGCCCGATACGATGAGCGCTCTCACACAACCCACCACACCAGGAGGACCAACCCATGAACAAAGACGACCAGCTGCCCAGCACCTTCGCGGCCGACGCCGAGACGATCAACGCCCTGGTGGACGCCATGGGCGCGCTGGTGATGTGCATGGCCAAGCACATGCCGCCAGAAGTGAAGGCCGAACTCGCCAGCGACCTGGCGCGGCTGTCGGCAAACTCGACCGCCAGCGGGCGGCCCATCGTTGGGAGACTCATGAACGACCTCAGCCGAGCGGCGGCTCTATAACCGTCCGGCGGGCCTGCTGCCACTGCGACCAGAACGACATCAGCCGGTCCACCGACTCACAGGCCCATGCGCTGACACCCAGCGCCGAGAAAGAAGACACGCGCCGGCACTGCTCCAGTCGGCGATACGAGGTGCTACGCAGCATGGCCGGCCTCCTCGGTCGATTGCGGCTGGGCGGCTTCATAGGCGGCCAGCTCGGGCCAGATGCGCTGCCAGCTCACGGGCCACATCTGCTGCCGGGTCACCTTGAACCCAGCGGCCTGCTCAAGGGCGGCGCCGTGCTCCGAACCCATGCGACGGCGGCCATCGCGCCAGAAGCACACCGTCTGGGTGCTCACATTCAGGGCGCGAGCTACAGCCGCAGGCCCATCGGCCAGCTCAATCGCTCGGACCAACTCCGCGACAACAGGTTCGACAACATCGGTTTTCATGGCTTGCATTCTACACATGTAGATGCTTCCGAGTCTACAACTGTTGTTGCCCGCTTTTCAAGCCTGACCTAGCCTGCCGCCATGTCACTTGGATCACAGGTCGAAAAGTACCGTAACCAGGTCTTGAAGCTGAAGTTTTCTCAGCTCTCAGACCTCTCAGGCGTGGACGTCGGGACGATCAACGCCATGGAAAAGCGCGACAGCAACCGCGCAGACATCCGCGCCGCCATTGCCATCGCAGGAGCCCTCGGGCTCTCACTGGAGGAGCTGGCAGACGAGCAGGCCGATTACAGCGACAAGGTCAAGGCCCACATGGCCCGTGTGTGGGCAAAGGAGCCGGCGCGCCCGCCTCTCGTGGCCGCCGAAAGCGTCGTCATGCCCTGGAGCAGCAGCTACTGGCCCTTCGCATCCATTTCGCCTGAGCGCTTCCGATCCGTGCTGCACCCCGAAGACATCGAGCGCATAGAAACCTACGCCAGAGCCATCATCGACACCCGCGAAGCGGAGGCCTTAAAAAACGTCGGCTGATCGTTGGCCGCTGAAAACGGCGCAGGTGATCCCGTTCCGGCCGCGCAAGGCGGCGGACGCATAGACCCCCTCAGCGCCAGGGGGCGCCGCTCAGAGAATGGTTTCGCCGTTCAGCGTGAGTGACACGACCTGCTTGCGTGATCGGCTCACAGCGCACGACCCGCTGGCCGCCACCTCAAGCCCCAGGCCGTTGCGCATTCGCAGCATCTTGGTGCCTGCGCCCCACGAGAACAGTATCTCGTCACCGCTCTGGAGCCCCTGCACATAGGGAACATCCGCTTTCTCCGGGTCCTTCGACACCAGACGGAAAGCGCGGTCACACAGGTACATGGCGTCAGCGACGGAAAACGCGGCAGGAGCGCTGGGCTTCGTCCCCTTGCTGATGCATGAGCCGATAGCTCCGAGCACCAACAGACTCCCCACGACCTTCTGCCAAAGCGGTACGCCTGAACCGGGAACGCCCGAAATCACGGGCGCTTTCAGCTTCACTGGCGGCGGCGGCGCACCACAGCCAGGACACGCGGCTGCCCTGTCGCTGATCGACTTGCCGCACTCGGTGCACTTGATCAGTGCCATAGCTCCTCCCTGAGTGTTTCCCGCCCACCTGGGCGGCAAACAAAGCTTAAACCGTAACAAGCCGTTGCGCACAGGCTACAAACGTAGAAACGAGATGCAACCATCTACAGTTGTTGACATCTGTTTATCTACGTTTGTAGAATGCCTCCACGCCCACCCCGGGCGACTCATGGAGGCCAGATGGCAAAGCTCAAGACTCCCCCACCACCGGTCAGCAAGACCGTGCAGCGCCTGCTGGCGCAGATCCACGCCGAGGCTGAAGCCGCCACCCTCGCCGCTCTCAGCGCGAAGGACGGCATCGTGGCCTTGCAGGGCATTGATCGGCAGACCGCACGCGTCTACTGCCACCCGACACACCAGAGCGTCGTCATGTTCGCCGACGGCGGCGGCTACAAAACGCGGATGAGCCGGCAACACACGATGCCGGAATCCTGGCGCGACAGCGACTATATGAAGGACGCCTGGCGCCCAGGCCAGTGGAGCGTCGTTCTGTATCAGCGCGACGGTCAGGGTCGCGAATGGGAGTGCGCCCTGGGCGCCCACATCACTGACGACTTCGGCACCCTGGTTTGTGTGGAAGGCGGTGCCGTATGAGCGCGCGCACACACGGCTGCTGCGCCGACAAGGCCTGCACCGACAAGACCTGCATGGAACTGCCCGCCGGGAAGACCTGTGGCCACTGCCACCTCGAACTCATCTGCTGCGAAGCGTTCGGCAAAACGCCGGCAGACACCAATTGCAACTGGTTCCCGCGTCGCTTCAACGAGCGCAAGGCCGCAAGCAAGGAAGGCGGTTCCGCATGAGCCGCCTGCGCACCCCGCCCAGCCTCGCCCAGGCCGCCAGCAACTTCGTCCTGGGCCTGCTCGCCGTCGGCATCTTCTTCGGCGTGCTCTACCTGGCCGCTCTGAACGACAGCCGCGCCGGCATCCATGACGCACTGGACGCCCGCGCAGCACAAGAGACGCGCCTGCAGCGCGCGGCACGCGCCGTCTGCAACGACCACCCCGATCGCGCCGGCCGGCGCATCGAGCCCCGCTGGACGCCCGACGGCCAGCTGGAGTGCCAAGTCGTCATCGCCCAGGAGTCATTCCAATGAGCATCACCACCACCCCAACCGTACCTGCCAGCCGCACCAGCGAGGGCGCCGCCAGCATCGAGCGCCTTCACGACGCCTGGCGCACCGGCGCACTGCGCGTCACGCCAGCCACGCCGGCCCCTCGCCGTGCCTCCATGACGGCCGACCCGCTGCTGCTGGACAGCGGCATCCCCACGCTCACGCAGCGCCAGGCCGCCCGCCACCACCGCAGAGCGCCCCACCTGCACCTGGTGCACCGCGTGGACACCGAGACGGACATCCCCCAGGGCCTGGACGGCGTGGCCATCGGCTACACCGCCCTGCCGGAGGAGCGTTCCCACGCTACGGGCGACGCCGACCTCTACCAGGCCGAGCCCATCGCGCCGGTGGACCGCAGGCTGCGCGCCATCACCTGGCGCGTGCTCCTGGGGGTGTATGGCGTCAGCTCGCTGGTCTTGCTGGTGGTCAGCCTCTATCGCCTGTTCGGAGCCTGAGCCATGCACGCCGCCGGCCGTCTGTTCCTCAGCCGCACGCGCCCCATCGCCAAGCCCGCCGCCGACGGCACCTTCGGCCTGCAGCTGTTCGCGCTGGACCGCCTGGGCGCGCACCAGGTGGAGAGCTGGGTGGTGCTCTGGTACGGGCCCGAAGCCCAGGCCTTCTGGCAACAGCACCAGGCCCAGCTCGTGCCCGGCGCCGTCATCCACGTGCAGACCGAGCGCATGCGCGCCCACCAGGTGGCTCGGTGCGTGCCCGAGATCCACGCCGTGGCCAGCCGCATCGAACTGGAGCAGCACGCCCAGGGCTGCAGCGCGACCACCACCACTTCCCCCACCCACCCGGCCACCACGGCCCACGCCTGACCACGCCATGACCTCCCGATCCATGCAAGCCATCACCCTGTCCGCGCTGCGCCACCTGCGCATGCACGGCACCAGCACGCTCGCCCAGCTCAAGACCACGCTGCCCGGTCTGCAGAGCAAAACGATGCAGAACCTTGCCCAGCTGGGCTACGCGCTGCGCACCGAAGCCGGCTACCAGATCACCGGCAAGGGCAAGACCCGCCTGCAGCAAAACGACGCGCCCAGCACCCCCCCCACGCCGGCCGCCGAGGTGGATGTGTCCGGCGTGTCTGTGGCACAGACCGAGCAGCGCCTGCTGGACACGCTGCGGCGCGCCACCAGCCCCATCACGCTGCAAGAGATCGGCGCTCGCACCGGCCTGCCGCTGAACATCCTGCGCCCCAGCCTGACCACGCTGGTGCAGGCCGGCACCGTGGCCGGCAGCACCGGCAAGCCCTCGCGCTACCGCCTGCGCGAAGCCATGCAGCAGGCCGGCGCAGCCGTGGCCGCCCGCCGCCGCGTGCAGACGGTCAACGGCGCACTGGTGGGCGGCGACTACCGCGGCCAGGAGCTGCTGCGCAACCCCGGCATCGGCCCCGAGCGCTTCACCGCCTTCGAGCTGCCCAGCCGCGTGGGCGACCGGCTGTATTACCCCGATGGGCGGGTGCTGCCCATGCCGAACATGCGGGAGGTGGCATGAAAGCACTCAGACACTGGGTCTACATGCTGGCGGCCAACGCCGCCTTGTTCTTCGGCCTCTACCTGTGGAAGTTCAAGCACCTGGAGGGTGCCGGCAACGTCGTCACGGCCTGGCTGGTGTTCGTCGGCGTGGTGAGCCTGATCGCCGGCTTCGCTGGCGACAAGTCCTGGTTCAAGGACCCACGCTCAGCCACCTTCGACCTGGTCGCCCGAGCGCTGACCTTCGCCATCGCTGGCGTCCTCTTCTTCTTCGGCGACTTCACCCTCGGCGCTCTTTGCGTCGTCGGCAATTTGTGCGTGTCCGTTGCTCGCGAACGCGAGCCAAAACCAACCAGCAAGGCCTGACCACCATGACCACCGAAATCTCTGACCCCATCGCCACCACCGCCAACGACCCCGAGGTCGGCTCCGCCGTCCAGATCCGCCACGAGCTCGTCAACGACGACGGCGCACCGGACCCGGCCGCAGGCCTGCACGGCACCATCGCCGGCCGCGACCCGTTCGGCCACTTCATGATCAAGATCGGCAGCCGCAAGCCCGCCAGCTTCGCGCGCCATGCGTTCATCGTCACCGCGGCGCCCACCAGCCAGAAGGACCAGAACGCCCCCGCGTGGGAATACCCGCAGGACATGCACGTCCAGGCCCCCGGCATCAGCACCGAGACCGAGGCTGTCCGCCTCGTCACCGTCCCACCCCTGCAGGCCATCAACAGCCCCACCAACCCGCGCCGCCGCCGCGGCCTGGACGTGGACAGCCTGCGCGCCCTGGCCGACAGCATCCTCGCCCACGGCCTGGGCAACCCGATCCTGGTGCGCCCGCTGCCCGCCAGCCGCCTGGAGGAAACCGCCGGCATGGACCCGCGCCCGGCCTACGAGGTGATCGCCGGCGAGCGCCGCTGGCGCGCGGCCCAGCTGGCCGATCTGCCCACCATGCCCATGGTGGTGCGCCACATGGACGACCAGGCCGTGCTGGAAATGCAGCTGGTCGAGAACATCGAGCGCGAAGACCTCGACCCCATGGAGGAGGCCGAAGGCTTCCAGCTGCTGCGCGAAAAGCTCGGCTACACCGTCGAGCAGATCGCCGACAAGATGGGCAAGGGCCGCGGCCCCAGCTACGTGCGCAAACGCATGAAGCTGCTGGACCTGACGCCCGAGAGCCGCGAGGCGATGTACGACGGCACGCTCTCGCTGTCCACCGGCATCGTGGTGGCCAAGTACCCGCCCGAGCGCCAGGCCAAGGCCGTGCAGATCATCAAGGCCATGGAGACCAAGGGCGCAGACGGCAAGCCCGTGCCCGCGCCGTTCCGCACAGTGGTGCTGGAGCTGTACCGGAAGCTCAATACCATCATCAAGATCGCCGCCTTCGACACGGCCGACCCGGGCCTGGTGCTGACGGCCGGCCCCTGCAGCACCTGCCGCAAGCGCACCCGCGCCGACGAAGACCTGTTTGCCGAGGCCACCGACGCCGGCGAAGACAGCTGCCTCGACACCGCGTGCTGGGAGAGCAAAACAGCCGCCCATGTGCAGCGCATCCACGTCGACGCCAAGGCCCGCGGGCTGCAAGTGATCGACGGCGACGAGGCGGTGAAAGTGGTCCCCAGCCCCTACAGCAGCCACCGCCAGGGCTACGTGCCGCTTGAAGACTACGCCTACACCGAGGAAGGCCCCGACGGCAAGGAACGCGAAGTCACCTACGCCGACGCCCTGCGCGCCCAGGGCCGCAAGGCGCCCAAGCCGGTGGTTCTGATCAACCCGCACACCGCCAAGGCCGAGGAAGTGATCCCCGTCGCCGTGGCCGAGAAGCTGCTGCCCCAGCAGGTGCAGAAAGCGCGCGCAGACCGCGTGCAGCAGGCCAAGGTACAAGCCCAGCAGGAAGAAGACGCCACGCCACCCGAGTGGCGGGCCATGAAAGACCCCGCCGTGCGCCGCGCTGCCTTGCTGCGCGCGTTCGACGTGATCGCCAGCCGCGACCGCACGATCGACGACTTGCGCTTGATGGCACTGAACGCCTGGGAGTGCGAGCCGGAGCTGACCGAGCAGTGGCTGGGCTGGACTGACGAGATCGAGGGCACCGACATCGAAGACCTGGCCGACTTCCGCCGCCAGAAGCTGCTCGCCCTGGACGCCAGCCAGCTCGCCAGCGCCATCACCATGGCCTGCCTGGAATACGAGGTCACCTCGCACGTGGGCGGCTGGAAGTACCTGCCCAGCAACGACCGCGCCACGCAAGCTCTGCAGGCCTACGGCATCGACATCCTGGCCGTGCGCGACAAGGTTCAGGAAGACCTGCAGCGCCAGCAAGGCAACCCGGACGGCGAGGCCATCGGCGACGACCAGGACGACGCCGGCGACGAAGCTGGGGAAGCGGGTGACGAATGAACGCCCCCATGCTGATTCCCACCGTCGACGCCGCGCTCGTCGGCCAGATCCTGGTCATGGCCACGCTGCTGGAAAAAGCCCTCAACGTGGTGAAGAACGTCGAGGCCGAGGGCTGCGACGAGGGCGAGCAGCTGCAGCAACTCATTGCCGACGGCGAGGCCGCGATCGCGGCCGTGCTGCAGCAGCACGCCATGCCGCAGACCGTCGCTGTGTCGGCTGATCCACCGTATCACCAACCCATCTGACCATGGCTGAAAACCGAGTCACAAAAGACACCACGGGCGAGACCTTTCGCATCCGAACCGCTGGGCACGAATGGGCCACCATCGTGCTGTTCGGCTGGCAGGCCACCGGCAACGACGGTACCCCACGCGAGTGCGGTGAGATCCTGATCCACAGCGGCTTCGGCCAGTGGGCATACAGCTGGGGCCACCTGGGCGTGCCGTTCAAGCGCTTCCTGCTCAAGGCCGAGCGCGGATACGTCGCCACCAAATTCATGGGGGCTGATGCCTACAAGTTCGACGGCCGGCTGACGGTGCTTGAGCTTCGCAAGCGCCTATTGCGCTGGCGCCGGGAAGGTCAGCTCAACACGGAAGAAGCCCGCCAGCTGTGGGACTACATCGAGGAGCGCGAAGTCGAGCTGGAAAGCAGCACCCACGACTTCGTCGGCGTCATGCAGCAGGCCGAGACCGAACTGGTCGCTACGAAGGCCGTGCTCCGCTTCGTGCAGGAACCGTGGGAGCACCTGGCCACGTCGCTGGACATCCAGTTCGCCGGCTTCTGGCGTGAGGTGTGGCCGGTGTTCCTGGAACAGATCAAGGCTGAGGCCGAGGTGCCAGCATGATCCCAGCCCTCTCGATCCGACAGCCCTGGGCCTGGTTGATCGTCAACGGCCACAAGGACATCGAGAACCGCGACTGGTCGACACCGTTTCGTGGCCGGTTCCTGGTGCATGCCGGCCAGACGCTGACCCGTCCGCAGTACGAAGACGTAGTCACCCAGCTGCTGCTCGCCGGCATCCAGATCAGCCTGCCACCCTTCGAGGATCTGCGCGAGCAGTGCGGCGGCTTCGTCGGCTGGTCTCGCGTCGTCGACTGCGTGCGTGAGCACCCGTCCGGGTGGAAAGAGCCCGGCAGTTACGGCTTTGTCCTGGCCGACAGCATGCCCATCCCGTTCGTGCCCTACAAGGGGCGCCTGGGATGGTTCAACGCACCCTCGGACCTGATCAAACCATGAAGCGCAAGCCCACCCGCCACGCCGGCAACCCCGTCGAGAACGCCGTGCGCATCAGCTTGCTCAAACGCGAGATCAACGACCTCATCACCATGGCCGACATGCAGGCCAGCTGGGGCGACTCGCCCGCGCAGACGGTGGACCGCTGCGGCCGGGTGTTGTTCGTCGTGTCATTCGCCACCGGGCGCTGCAACGTGCCCGACGACCTGCCAGAGGTCCGAATTCTGCGGGCCATGTGCAACGTGGTGGAACAGCTTGCCCTGGACCACAGCACCCTCGACCAGCACCGCGCCACCCTTTCCAGCGGCCTGCAGGCCGTGCAGCGTCTGCTGCCGCGCCTGAACCTCTGGTCCATTGCCGAAGGCTCGCTGGTGCTCGACCACCTGCTGCTACAGGGCATTCGCCCGCAGGTCGAGGACATGCATCAACTTATCAAGGCACCAGCCGCCCTTCCCTTCGCAGCCTGACCTCCATGCCCAACGGACACTCCACTCAACGCCGAGCCCCCTGGACAGAGGCCGAGTTGCGCACCCTGCGCGCGCTGTACGCCGACACGCCCACGCGCTCGATCGCCACCGCACTGGGCCGCACCGAGGCCAGCGTGGGCATGAAGGCCGTGGCCATCGGCCTGCGCAAGAGCGCCGAGTTCATGGCCGGCGAATTCTCGGGCCGCCTCAAGCCCGGCAACGTGCCCCCCAACAAGGGCAAGCACTACCCAGCGCGTGGCCGGTCTGCTGAAACACAGTTCAAGCCGGGCCAGAAGCCGCACACCACTCTGCCAGTGGGCAGCTACCGCATCAACCGCGACGGCCATCTGCAGCGCAAGATCGGCGAGGAGCCAGGCTGCAACAGCAAGCGCTGGCGCTGCGTGGCAGAACTGGTCTGGTGCGAGGCCAACGGCCCGCTGCCGCCGAAACACATCGTAGTTTTTAAGCCCGGCTTAAAAACTGCCGTCCTCGAAGAAATCACGCTCGACCGCGTCGAGTGCATCAGCCTGGCCGAGAACGCCAGGCGCAACCACCCCCGCAACAAGTCCCCCGAGCTGGCCAAGATCGTCCAGCTCAAGGGCGCCATCACCCGCCAGGTCAACCGCATCAAGCGCGAGGCCGACGAAGCCAGGAGCACCCCAGCATGACCACCGAGATCACAACCCCCCACATCACCCAGCTGCGCCAGCACCTGTTCGGCGCCCTGCAGGATCTCCGAGCGATCGGGCGCGACGGAAAGCCGCTCGACCTCGACCAGGTCAAGGCCCGCGTCAGCATCGCCAGCGCCATCAAGGGCATGGCCGACACGCTGGTGGACACGGCCAAGGTGGAGGTGGAATACCTCAAGGCCACCGGGGCCCCCCGCAGCGACTTCCTGGAGCCGCCAGTGCCGCCGGCGCCGGCCCTTCCTACCCCGCACAACCCGTTTCCGGTGAGCGCGCGGCACACGCTGGGGGGAGACTGATGTGCACCCAGGCCAAGCCGAAACAGCCGCCCAACCCGCTAAGGGAAACACTGCAGCGCCTGCTCCACCACCTGGCCATGGCGCGCGCCACTGGCAACTGCGAAGCCGCGCGCATCACCCACATTCGGTCGGCAAGTTTCCTGGCCGAAACCGCCCTCTGGCAGCTCGACCACCACCCGGCCGCCGGCAACAGATCATGAGCAGTACGGTCCACCTCGAACTCATTGCCGCCGCCTTCGGCGTGCTGGGCACCGTGCTGCTGGCCCTGAACGGCCCGCGCGCTGGCTGGGGCTTCGTGGCCTACCTGGTCAGCAATGCCGGCTGGATCGCCTTTGCGTGGACACATGGCCACTGGGGCCTGCTGGCACAACAGGTAGCTTTCACTGCGAGCAGCCTGGTGGGAGTGTGGGTCTGGCTGGTGAAGCCACGGAGGGATGCCCCGTGATCACCCGCCCAGACCTCACCGACGAAGAAGTCGACGCGATCTGCGAGGGCCTCACGCAGAGCGCCGCCAAGTGCCGCTACCTGCGCAGCCTGGGCCTGCGCGTGGAGCGCCGGCCCAACGGCCGCCCCCTAGTCGCACGTGCTGAGTGGGAGCGCCGCCTGGTCACCAGCCAGGTGATCCCCACCAACGGCGCCGGCAACGCCCCAAAATGGAAAGTCGCGGCCTGACCACCAGCCGCACCAGGAGGACAACCGATGCCACGCACCCGAGACCGCCAGAGCGCGGAAGGCCTGCTGCCGCGCATGGAGGCGCGGCCATGGTCAGACGGGAAGACCATCACCTACCGCTACCACCCCATCGGCGGCAAGCCGATGAACCTGGGCACGGACAAGATCGCGGCGATGCGCAAGGTGCTCGACCTCAACGGCCAGAGCGACAGCTACGGCACGCTGCGCTGGGTGTGGGAGCAGTACCAGACGGCGCCGCGCTGGCTCAAGCTGGCCGAGGCCTCACGCACCGACTACACATCGGCCTGGAAGCAGATCGACGCGGTGCTGGGGCACCTGCAGATATCGGCCATCGACTCGCCCACCGTCGCGAGGTACGTGCACATCGAGCGCGCCAAGGCCCCGCGGCGGGCCGACATCGAGAAGTCCCTGCTCTCGCGCCTGTTCGGCCACGGCATCAAGCTGGGCGTGTGCACGGTGAACGCCACGATCGGCGTGGAGCCACACGGCAGCGAACCGCGCACCGAGGCGCCCAAGGCCGAGGTGCTGGCCAGGTTCCTGGAGTGGCTGCAGAAGCAGACGCCCCAGCGCCAGATCATCGGGATGATGGCCGAGTACGCCAGCCTGGCCGGAAACCGCCGCGTGGAGTTCCTGGACCTGTCGTGGCCACAGATCGACGAGGCGGCCAAGGTGGTGCGGACGAAGCGCGCGAAGCAGCGCGGGAAGAAGCGCGGCGAGGTAATCGAGCTGGTGACCATCACGCCGGCGCTGCAGGCGCTGATCGACCGGCTCAAGGTGGTGCGGGCCCAGCGCGGGGTGGATTGCCTGTACGTGTTCCCGTCGCGCGAAAACAACGCGTACACGGATCGGGGGTTCAAAACGCTGTGGCAGCGCTGCGTACTGCAGGCCATCAAGGACAAGGTCATGACCGCCGAGGACCGCTTCACCTTCCACGATCTGCGGGCGCATTACACGACGGTGCACAAGGAAGTGACCGGTGAACTGCCGAATCTGCACGTTACGACGGCGACGACGGCGCGGGTGTATGACCGGTCGAAGGTGGTGAGGCGGACGGCGCTGTGACCCCTCCTCCTATCGGGATGCTGTATTTCCATCCATAGCCAGAACTAAACTCTACACACCATGGCTGAGTCGTCAATTGAGTGGACCCAACACACCTGGAACCCGGTGACAGGCTGCACCAAGGTGTCTCCAGGGTGCAAGCACTGCTACGCCGAGACGATGGCCAGGCGGTTGCAGGCTATGGGTGCGAGCGGATACGAACAAGGGTTCAAGCTCACGCTGCACCCTGATCGCCTGCAGCAGCCCCTGCAGCGCAAATATCCGACGACCTACTTCGTGAACTCGATGTCGGATCTCTTCCACGAGGAAGTCCCGGATTCATTTATCGAGTCTGTCCTGGCCACGTGCAGCGCAGCCCATCAACACACGTTTCAAATTCTGACGAAACGCGCCGAACGGTTGCCGGTCTTTTTCCGGAAAAGGCATTGCCCGGCCAACGTGGTACTCGGCGTGTCCGTTGAGGACAAAAAGTACGGCCTGCCACGCATTGACTACCTTCGGAAGGTCAAAGCCAAGACGCGATTTCTGTCTATCGAGCCACTGCTGGAAGACCTTGGCCCGATCAACCTCGACGGCATTCATTGGGTAATCGTGGGCGGCGAGAGCGGCCCAGGCGCACGGCCCATGAGCCCAGCTTGGGCTCAGAATGTGCGGGATCAAGCCGCTGCTGCCGGCGTCCCGTTCTTCTTCAAACAGTGGGGGGCCTGGGGGCCTGACGGCGTGAGGCGCAACAAGAAGGTCAACGGCCGCCTACTGGATGGTCGGTTCTGGGACGAGACTCCAAAAATCACCTGATCTTGCTCAGGATGTCGGTGCTGACCCTCTTAGCCAGTGCCAAGGCCTGAGGGCTGTCATTCGCCACCGCGAAGTACAACGCAAACAGAGGCGCGTTGTTTGCACTACCAAGCTTCACGGGGTCGGCAACATAGGGGAAAAGGCCTCGAAGGCGTTCTGTAGTGAACTGGAGAATCGCCTGCCAGCCTCGCTCTCGTTCACGGGGCTGCTCTCCAAACAGGTCCCCTTGAGTCGGCGGGGAATAGATGGCGTCACGCCAGTCCGTTGTCCCGAGGAACGACGTGAGCTTGTTGGCTTTACCTTCGTCAATTCCGCTCTCTCGGACAGCGGCTTGCCTATACAGTCCGCTGAGACTGACCAGGAAGAACACGTCGAGTGCTTTGGTCTCAGCGATTTGTTTCAGCAAACCGTAGTCGCATTGGAGACCAAACGGATCAAGGAATAACACGCCCCGGAACTTTGACCAGTCTCGCCCCAACAGAACCATCGGCAGCAGATCCTGCGCAGTGCCTTTGGCGATCGAGACCTGAGCGCCCTTTGGGTGGGCTGCCTTGAGCTCCTCAAGCTCTCGGATGTGTTTCCGTTTTGGTTCGATGAATTTGTAGTCTCGAAAGCCTGGGGAGCAGTCCAAGGCGATGCGCGCCGATCCGTCAATTTCCTTCTCCCCACCGGCCGCAGACTTGATGCGACACCTCCCGGTTCCAGCAAAGGCGTCGATGTAGATCAGTCTGTACGGCTGCCTGGAGAGGGCCAGGCAGTAGAACTGAAGATAGTCCTTCAGCGCCGCAAGCTTGTCGCTGGTCCAGCCTCCACCAAACCGGTTTGCTGTCATTTCCAT